AACCTTTATCAAAGTTGATATAATCATTGGCTTAGTTGCAACATTGGTGTGGAAACCATACTTACGTGGCAGACCTTCCCTAATCTCGTCTTCTGTCTGTTTACGTGCATAGAGATTTGGATAGACATCTTTAATCTGATTAAGAATAAAGTGTGACAAATCTCCGTCCACTTGTCTTTCCTTGTCATGCGTCTCAAGTGTGTTACTCTCGATAACAAGTAATGAGTTATCATAGAATGCTGCTATTTGTGCAGCTTTCCAAGCAAGTATATCCATATCAATGTGTCCGTACCATTGCGCAACTACTTCTGGTCTATCTCCATCTAACATAAACAGACGGTCAATTACTAAGATAACAGACCAGTCGGCTTTTTTCGAGCGTCCACCAATATCAACTATTGTAAGATACCTATTTGTAACAATTTCTTTATCATCAATCTCTGGTAAATCCCAAATCCATAGTAATCCTTGTGTATCTTCTACAAAGCGAAGATTCTTTAGTGCGTCCTTACCAGAGTCACTATCTGCATAAACATCTCCAATATACTTAGGCGGTTTGCATGATGCTCTGAACTCATCGACTTTATACTTATCGAAGACACGTTCACCCGAATGTACAAAAGCCTCAACATCATCAGATGGATATTCAGATGCCATTGGGGCATGTTCATTATATTTAGCACGCTCTTGTACATACCAGTTAATTGCTTCTAACGTTGCACCCTGCTCCCACAACCACCACAGGTACTTTCCACTTTCAGCACGTGCCGATGATGCACTACTATTATTACGATTCTTCCACAACCATATAGCAAAATCAGCTTTTGCATCATCGTTTTCAAAAGGCAAAGAATACTGCTCAATATCAAACCAAGATACGAACATTGCTTCAAACTGTGAAGTTCCACGCTTTGCCGCATCATATTCTCGCTGAAAGAAGTTTCCTGTACCATTAGCTGTACTCTCATATACAATCATTGTATACGGCTTCAGCAGGATACCAGAGCAAGCTGAGCGCACAATATCCTCAGGTTTCTTACCATCCGTAGTCTTCCATAGTCCTACCTCGGAAAGATGTACAAGGTTGTAATCTCCACCACGGCAAGAGTCAGGACGTTCAGCTGTTCCAATTTTTATTTTACAGTTACGTTGTGGTACACGATGAATAGAACCAGAGTGTCCTACACCTACTAACTTAGATTCATTTTCATTGTAGGTTTCACCCAGTTTATAAAGCATAGTTATAGGATAAGCTTTAATCATACGGTCAAACATATCCTTGATTTCATCAGAACCAGCACCTTGGTGAGCGATGATTAGCGAGTTAAGACCTACCTTGTGAATGAGCTGAAGCCATGCCATATACAACTGAGAAGTTGTAGAACCGCCCCATTGTCGTGCCTTTAGTAGAACTATTCGTATAGGCTTGTTGGCTTTGCGTAACTTTTCAAGTCGTTCTACAAATTTCCTTTGAGGTCGTGTGAGTCGAAATAACACATCGTCTCCACCACCTTTGTTTTTGATGTAAACATACAATGCAGCCCAAAATGCAAAGTCATAGCGGCATCTTAATCGTACAAATTGCTCTATAACTTTAAGACGATCTTCCTCAGAATATTCTACTTCTAATTCTTCTGTTAGGAATTTTATTATACTTCCACAGCTTATTAGCAGTTTTACCAATGGAATGCTAAGCATTTCAGCAGGAATATACTGTGTTTCTAATGGAAAACCATCTATACGTACTTCAACACGTTCTCCAATAGACCCTATACCGCTGATAGGGTCAAACTTTTGGTAAACGTCAGCATTACGTTTGTCATTCTCTTTTAATATGTTGATTACTTCTTTCTGCATATTACAATCGGATAGTTAAGAAGAGATGACAATATGCCACATAAATAACAATACAGATGGAGCCATCCATTTGTGTATGGGAATACAAAGCCGATAATAAGATAGAATACCATCCATGCTTGATAGTACAATTTCCTACGTACTTCTAACGAAATAGAACCGAAGAGAAAAAAAACAATTCCAGATAGTCCAACAGTTGGTAACACAGAAATGGGTAAGACTTGAGAAAGTGTTTCTATTGGGAATGTTACGGCGACAATATACGCAAGTATTAGCCTTTGTAATCTGATATTGTAGATAAAAACTAAACTGATAAGGCACCAAGCGTTAAGGGTAGCGTGTATGATACCCGAATGAAAGAAAGGGTAGAGACATCTTCCAACCCACGAACCTCCTGCATAGATACCAACCTTGTGCAAGTCAGAAAGCTTCAATAAGGATAAAGCTATTACTATCACTGCTAAAAGCAATGACGTAACCTTTTCTTTCTTTCTTCGTATCTTTTCTTCCTCTCTTTGCATATCATAATTCTAATACTGCCAGCACTTAAATAGAATTTAGGAGCAGGCTGTGCTACAACTATCTCACAACACTTGTTAATCGACCAATTAGGGTTCTTTGTCTTAAGTTCAACAACACGTTTGTGTATTTCATGAAACATTTCACGTTTTAGTGGGCGCATCTTATAATAAGGGTGTTTACCTTTCATAATTGCCATTACTATTTTGCTTGCCCAAATTTCTGATACCCAAAACCTCCGTGAAGGCATATTGGATATCTGTTCGCAAATGTGTGGAATACTGATATATTCGCATGAAGATATATGCTCATCATATAACCTCATTATATCGTTCATGCGCTCTTCAGCATACTCCATAGTGGAACCTCGATGTTTCATAACGGATTTATCTATGTTCCAAAGTTACAAAAAAGAACGTAAAAACTTAAACGATTTATATAATAATTGTATCCTATTTTTGCATTAAAACAACCATCATAAATTTAGATATATAAGATTATGGCTGAAAATCCAACAGTTAAGAGTAATCGTGATAAGTTTAGAGAAAGGATGAGTAAGAAGTATCCTGATCATAACTTTGACGATGAAGAGGCTTTATATGGTCAAATCGGGGACGACTACGATGGATACGAAAAGGAAATTAATGGCTATAAGGAGCGTGAAAAGGCTTTCTCAGACCTTTTTACAAGTGACCCTCGCAGTGCTTCTTTCCTCACCAACTGGCGTAAGGGTGGCAACCCTGCCATAGAATTGGTACGTATGTTCGGAGACGACTTTGTAGAAGAACTTAAAAACCCTGATAAACAGGAAGAACTTGCAAAAGCAAGTCAAGAGTATGCAGAACGTGTTGCCAAAGAGAAAGATTTTGACGAACAGTATCAAAAAAATATTGAAGAAACTCTTTCCACTATTAAGGCGATTCAAGATGAAAAGGGATGGAGTGATGAGCAGGTCGACGAGATAATGGAATTCCTTGTTAACATCATGAAAGATGGAATTCTTGGTAAGTTCTCACGTGAGAGTATTGAGATGGCTTCTAAGGCTATCAATCACGATGCCAATGTTGAGGAAGCTGCACATGAAGGCGAAGTTCGAGGACGTAATGCAAAGATTGATGAGAAACTTCGCAAAAAGTCCCACAATGATGGTACTGCTAATCTCAGTGGCAAGAACGGAGGTGGCGGTTCTAAACGACAATTGCCAGACCTTGGTGCTATCAGTCGCTACGACGGAGCTCAGTCTATTTGGGAGCGAGGTGGCGAAAAACGTACAGCCTACAAATAAGTACAATTTTTACTATTAATAATTCAAAACAAAAGAAGAATGAAGAAAATTAAGAAAAGTTCGAGTTTTCTCTGTCGCATTATGCTAACATTATTGGCTATTGTGATGGGCGCATCAAATGGTGTGCTGATGGCTAACGCCTCCGCACTTCCAGATGCAGGAAAAACAAATGCAGGAGCAGAGGGCACTGGTGGCACTGATGGTATTGCAACAGAAACACAGGGACGTACAGATGGTGACGAAAACTTCTACATGAGCGACGTAGACCAGCGTATCATCAAGATTCGCCCTATGGCTACGCCAGTAGACCAGATTAGTCGCTTTGCAAAATCAAGTTCTTGTGACTCATTTGTGGTGAAGTATTATTCTGTTGGAACACGTGAAATTAAGTGTACTACTACAAAGAAGGTTGAGGCTATGACCACTGGTGCCAGCACATCACTTCCTGTGAGCGACACCAATATGTTTACACTTGACGATACTATTCGTGTAGTTGGTGTTAAGGGTGTAACAGATCCTAATACAGGTAAGGCGTATACAGGGAGTAATATTCCTGACCTTGTGCTGTGTGTATGTGGTAAGGATGCTTCTACAAACGTACCTACAGTATATGCTGTAAATGGCTCTATGGATAACACCTCTAAGCAGCCAATTTTTGTCCCAGAGATTAAGAGTGGTGCTACGCTTGTAAGAATGGGTAAGGCTTGTGGAGAGTTGGATGTTCAGACTGGACGTTTCAATAATATTCCAATGCCAGAGACTCAGTACTGTCAGAACTTCATGATTCAAGTAGAACAGTCAACCTTTGAGAAGATTGCGTCAAAGGAGGTGAACTGGAACTTCTCTGATTTGGAAGAGGATGGTATCTACGACATGCGTCTTGCAATGGAGAACTCTTACCTATTTGGTGTTAAGAATGTTATCAAGCATATCGCTAAGGAGGGTATGAATACTTGGTTCACTGGTGGTATCTGGTGGATGGCAGGAAAGGATATCGAGGTTGGAAAGTGGGATGCAGCAAAGAATTGTGCAGTTATTTCAGATGAAGACCTCGTCGATATCACTAAGGATTTGTTTGTTGGTACTGGTATTGGAAACAAACGTAAGATTCTCCTCTGTGGTTCAGACATGCTTTCTGCATTCTCTAAGATTAAGAGTGACAAGTTCCGTCTGAAGGACACCGTTGAGGTTTGGAACTTGAAGTTCAAGTCATGGGATACAGACTTTGGAGAGGTTCTTACAGTTCACCATGAGTTGTTTGATGTTAATGGTATGAGTGATTGTGGCTTCGCTCTTGATCCAGAATATTTGTCTAAGAAAACACACATCTCTTGGGGTCGTAATATTCTTGACTTAAAGAAAGCAGGCATTCGTAACACCGACGCAGTAGTTATCCAGGAGGTCAGTTGTCTATACTTGCGCTATGCTAAAGCACATGCACGTATGAAGCTTGCACACGCCTAACACCAAATAACAATTAATAACACTAAGGGGTGGGATTCTCGTACATCCCATCCCTTTTTATTTATAAAGACATGACAAAGCATTATATATCAGATTCGCATATTGCGATAAATGTTACTCTTGATGGCGGAGAAAGTGTACATCTATCTTTCATAGCACTATCAAATGGTGGCAGCGTCTTTTCAACTGATAATGAAGAATTGCAGAATGCTATTGAGCGACACTATCGTTTTGGAGATTTATTCACCCTTGACCATATTGAGGAACCTAAGAATACATCAGAGACCGCTAATGAAGAGTATACCTCTGTTAAAGAGAGTGAGGACGGCAATATCCAGAAGATTACTGTGAACGACTTGGGTGAAGCCAAGAACTACCTTGCAGACACATTGGGCATTAGTCGTACGTCACTCCGCAGCCTTAAGACTATCCTCGAAGTTGCAAAGGCTAATAACATTGAATTCGAGGGGTTGGATAAATAATATCTCTATACAATGAAAGTATATCGTCTTGATGAAATAGCAAAAGACGTTCGCATAGCAATAGACCAAAATATGTCCAGTGACACACTGATAGGTTTTGACGATGTGGACACTCTTTCCTTAAACGATATTATCAAGTCAAAGGTGACAGACGCTGTAAAAAGAATACATAGCACGGCACCTGTATACCTACTTGATGGAGGTAACAACTTTGGAGACGCGATTTATTGGAAGGAACTTGAAAGCGGTTGGTGTCTGCTTCCTGAGGACTTCATGCGTCTTGTAGTATTCCAAATGGATGACTGGGAGCGCGCTGTATACCATGCTATCAGTGAGGACGATGCAGAATACAAAAAGCAAAGTAGCCGCTTTAAGGGCATACGTGGTACTCCTCAGAAACCTGTATGTGCAATCGCTATTCGTCCAGAAGGTAAGGCTTTGGAATTTTATTCTTGCAAGAGTGAGAACGCTATGGTTAGTAGAGCAGTCTATCTTCCTTATCCTGTAATTGATGAAGATGATGGTATCGAGATTTGCGAACGCTGCTACCAAGCTGTAGTTTACACCATAGCATCATTAGTATTAACAACTTATGGCAATGCTGATTTAAGCAAGGCGTTGTCAGATTTAGCAAAATCAGCATTAATATGAGTTCTGTAAAGACAACGCAATTAGACGGTGACGTATCAGTAGGTCGTAATACTTCCATAGGTGGCAATGCTACTGTTCAAGGAAATACTCATATAAAAGGCAATTGTAAAGTAGATGGTTGGCTTGAGGCTAAGAATGTCAAGTCAGCCAACAAGGGTCTTTTTACTACAGTCGAAAAACTTCGTGAGGCATACCCTCGTCCGCATGATGGGTGGTGGGCAATCGTAGGGCGAAGCTTGCCTGCACCTATCTATGTAGCAGATGGAGGCGCATGGGTAGCAACAGGAGAGAATGGCGGAAACCCTACAGTGGATAGTGAGCAATATAATAGCAACATATCTGAATTGCAGGGTGACCTTAACGCTGCGAAGACCGATGTTAAGGGTATCAAGGATGATGTAAAGGCACTCAAAACACAAGTAACAACACAAGGCGATAATGTGAACCAAACTCGCACAGCCGTAGAGACAGCACAGCAGACTGCCGAAACTGCAAAGAAAGTGGCATCTGATGTGAATGCTGAATTAACCACTATAAAAGACTCGAAAGGCAAGGCAAATGGTATTGCACCTTTAGATGAAGATGGCAAAGTACCAGCTGCTCATTTGCCGAGTTATGTTGATGATGTCATAGAGTTTGATGGTTGCATGGACAACCTTACTGCACAACAGCAGGGCATAGACATGTTATCAACAGACGAGCATGCAAAGGTAATCTATAACCGCACTGATAATGTTTTTGTATTAGCAGTAAAAACACAAGAGAATGAAGCCACTGTCTATTATGGTTCTTGGGTAGACCAAGAAAAGTATGGCGTTTCTTCAAGAAATGGATTTGCACCAATAAGTGGCAAAGTGTATATCGATTCGTCAGACAATACCACATATCGATGGAGCGGAACGAAATTAGTTCCTATTGGTTCAGACCTCTCATTAGGCTACACAGCTGGGACGGCATTCCCTGGTAATGAAGGTGCAGAACTAAAACAGAACCTTGCCAATTCGCAAAGAGATATTGAAGCATTACAGAATGATGGAAAGGCAGCCGTTGCTCGTAGTGTTGTAAATGTCAACAAGCTATTAGGTATGGAGGACAGAGATATGACATTCTCTGTTGCTTTGGAAAAGATTAGCGAGTACAAGGACAAAGAAAAGATAATGATTCCTGGTATTGTCCTTACATTTAACACACCTAATAATGGTTGGGTATCTAAACAGTGGGTCAATACAGAGAGTTGGAACAAAGAGGGTAACTGGAAAGATTTTGGTGCAAACGGTACTAACATCGGTAATACGCTTAATGTTAACTCTCTTTGTCCTGATGTTGAATATACATTGAGTACAGCTATCAAGGCAGTCCAAGACTTGGAGCAAGCAAGTGGGTTTACCTATTTCAGAAGTGGAGCGGTACTTACTTTCAAGACAGCTGAGAAAGATAGCAACGGAGCGCACGTATGGGCAGCTTTCCAATTTACTCGTGAAGTACCAGACATCAATCCAGCAGACTTGAAGCCATGGGTTGCCTTTGGAGGTGGTGGCACAGCAAAGGTTGAGTTAACAGGTACACCAAGGAACAATGAAGAGAAAGCCTTTTCAAGCGCAGGCGCATATAAGCATATTCCAACCAATCTAAAGGTTAACACAGAAACCGAGGGTGTTGTAAAACTACAGATGACGAATGAAGCAGGAGAAAGTATAGGTGACGAACAACAGTTTGTTGTCGGTACTGGTTCATCTGTGGGTGGTACAACCATAGCTATTGCATTCAAGGAGAATCCATTGTATGGTAAAGCTGGTGGATTATTCAACGTACATGCTTCCATTTTGAGCGTTACAAAGGCAGGAAACCAAGAAACAAGCAACAGTATTACAAACGTGCAGTTTGTAGACCGTACCACGAAGAAAGTCGTTACAACATTCGACACAAAGAAACCATCCTCTTCAACTTTGGAAGACTATAGCTTTGTCTTTGATTTGAGTTCACTCTATGTAAATGCAGGACAAGGCAGCTTGCAGATGGTAGTTGTAGACGATAGTGGTAACACTGCGAGTAAGAATCTTTCTGTAGTAGCCGTAGATGTAACTTGCGTGAGTGTGCAGACCTTACACTACACCAAAGACACAAGTCTTGAAGTAGGAGGAAATGCCAAGAATATCTTGATGTATTCTTTCCCAAAGAATAGTAGCGATAAAGGTATCCGTACGACAATCGAATTATTCAGAGACGGCACATGGCAGCCATTAGAAGCTACTGTTATTACAGATACGTATTCACATTCTGTAAGAATAGACCCTACAGGATTAGCACATGGTGCTTATCCTATCCGCATACAAGGTCAAGATGTTGCGTCTGGTGTGAAAGGTAATATCTTGCATACTGCCGTTATGGTCATTCAGCAGGATAGTAGCCTTGATGACTATGACAAGCCTATTGTTGTAGCCCGTTGGAGTGATGACAGCGAGGGAAAGAAGAAACTGTATGCTACAGTCATTTTTGATGTGGCAGTTTACCAGCGTAGCACATCACGCCCAGAAGCTGTTGTTTCACTTACCAATGAGACAACAAACAAGACTGAGACAATCACACGACAGGTCATGGCTCGTGATACTACACAGGTGATAAACAGACGTCTTATTGGCTATCACGATGGAGATAACCTGCTCTTTGGCGTTAATAGCGGTGATGCCACATTAAAAGAATCGTATAAGGTTACTATTAGCGGTACGTTACTTCCTATCATTGAAACCGAAGGTGCTGTACTTAAATTCAGTATGGCAGAGCGTAGTAATGCTGATAGTGATAAAACAATAAAGACGGTTACGTCAGATGGGCAACCTGTAAGTATTAATGTAAATGGTGCAAACTACACAACTAATGGCTTTGTAAAAGATAGCTTCGGAACGAGCGATTATGGTACAGCTGGTGACAAAGGACGTATGGCGTTACGTATTGCAGAAGATGTAACAGCAGAGTGCACTTATCAACCCTTTGCTTCGAATGCTATCGAAACGAACGGTTTGGCATTCTCATTCACCGTCATGACTAAGAATGTTGCAGACCGCAACGCACATCTTATTAAATGTATGGGTGAGAAGTTGGGCTTTGTACTGACAGGTGAAGAACTCATTGTTGCTACTAATGGTTCTCTTACAGATGCTGCAACAACAGCACTTGTGCCATACGTCAATGATAAACCAACACGCTTCGACATCGTGTTTGAGCCATCTACGATTGCACCATACGGAGGCATTGGTGTTATCAAGGTGTTCTTAAATGGTGATGAGGCTGGTGCTGTAGCATATAAAGCAGGTGAGTTAGCAAATCATAACTCAACTATCCATTTCGATGGACACAAAGCAGATGTGTATCTCTACGAGTTGACAGCATGGAATACTTACTACAACTATATTCAAGCATGCTATAACTATCTTGTTGGCTTGACAGATACCACAGCGATGATTGGAGAGTATGAGCAAAACAATGTTATGGCAAGTATTACCGCAGAGGGAACGACTAAAGACCGTCCAACAATGCAGAAGTGTCTTGACGCAGGTCTGATGGTATGTGCTATCTGTAAGAATCCAGATGCAGAAGACATTGCTGCAAACTATCCTGATTATCTTGAAACGAAAGATGGAGACAAGAAAACAAAACAGATAGTAGACTGGTATTGTTACTTCCCAGACCGTCCTTGGCAGAACTGCAAGATAATCGGTATCACGCAGACCAATCAAGGAACAACCTCTTCATGGCGACCTATCAAGAATAAGAAAGGTAAGATGAAGAAAGCCATTGTCACCTTATTGCATACACGTGAAGAAATTCAGACTATGTTCCCTGGCAATGCTGATGCACTTACCAAGTATGATAAGTGTGTGAAGATGGCTGCCAAGAACCGCATACAAGTTGTAGATGGTGGAAACTTCACTAACATCATCTGTATTAAGGTGGACTATTCTGATAGCTGCGGTGCACACAATGGTGCTATGATGGAGTTGATGAACGAGACCCAAATAGCACTGGGTGAGAAGTACATGACACCAGCACAGGTGTACAATGAGGGTGAGTATGAGATACACACCAGCATTGACAGTGTTCCATGCGCTTTGTTCCGTACCGATAGCCGAATGAACCACAGCGATGCCGAGAACCCTACCAAGGCATATTTCCATGCTAAGGCAAACTTCAATGCAGATAAAGGTGATGCCGACTTCTTTGGCTTTAAGGGGGTTAACGGATATAGTAAGAAGTGCCTTAACTATGGTGACTTTACAGAACTTGTAGCAGCACAGAACCAAACACTAACAGCTTTCAAGTCGCAAGTATTAGCAGACACCACTCAATTAATTGCGGGAAATATCTATGTCCTTAGTGAGTATTGTGGGAATGAGCATATTGTGATTGAGAATGACGGTAAGGGTGCTATGCGAGAAGTACAGGCTGTAGAAAAGCCTGTTGCAGTCGACAAAACGCTTGCAGAAGTCCTTGCAGACGATGTTAAGAACTACACTTGGCAGAACGTGTACAAGACCAGCGATGACCACTATGTACAGTATCAAGGTGGCAACTGGATAGACACTACTGGCAGTATGACTTTTAACAAGGCTACTAAGAAGTGGAGTGTTACGGGGCGAGTTGTAAATCCAACAGAGTGCTACGAATACTTAAAGTATGATAGCCTATGCTGGGGGCAGGGCGTGAACAGCCTTGATGACATGATGCGTATTGACTCTGCAACAGGAGCACCAATCTGGATGAGTTATTATGAAACTCGATATCCTGATGATGACAATCTTGAAGAGCTTTACAAAGCAGGCAAGAAAGTTCCTTATAACCTTTATAAGTGGCTTGTGTTCTCACAGCAATGTAACCAACATCAGACAGAAGCAAATGGGAACATTACTCTTGGTGGTGTATCAGTACCAGGAACAAAGGCAAATCGCCTAAAGAAATGGCAGCAAGAAGTGCATAAGTACGCCAATCCATATTCTTTGTGTTGTTATACGATTGCGTCCGATTACAAGGCAGCAGTAGACCAACGTAGTAAGAATATGATGATTGCCTTCTATTTAGAACCAGATGGAACGATACGAGCCTACTTTAATCATTGGTACGATGGCGACTGTGTAGATCGTAGCGATAATGATTGTGGTCTTACAATTCCTTGGGATATGGATGCCGTTACTTCACATCTATACCAAGGTTGGGATAGTGTAACATTCGTACAGACGTATGCAGCACCAAATTTATGGGTAGATGATAGTGGCACAACAACTATCACACTACATGAAGTGGCAGCTGCTATGCGTAAGACAGAACGTAATAGTAGAAAGGTATTCAGCGCTGATGGCTGCTATTACTATTGGATTACAAAGCGTTTGTCACGTTGGGCAAAGGTTATCAGTTCTTTCGATGGTGAACGTAAGTATATTCAGAACTCTACAGCAGCAGCCAACTACTTCTATGCACTTCACGGTTTGCGTTTAGAGGACTTACCAGACTACCAGCGTAAACGCTTTAAGCTGCGTGACGGCTATTATCAGGTAGGCGACCTATATACGGCACCATTCAAAGCACGTATGATGGGAGAAATCTCAATCAAGATAACAGCAGCGCAAGATGGTTTCTTTGGTTTAGGAGAAGACCGTGCAGACACTGTTACCGATAGCTGTTATCTAAGAGCAGGCGAGACTTACACATTAAGAGCCAACGCAGCACAGGAGAGTGGCAAGATGGTGTATGTGTTTGGTGCTGATAAGTTAGCAGTACTTAATATTTCAGCGTGTACTCCAAAGCAAGAGGGCTTCGACATCAGTACTTGTACACTATTGGAAGAGTTGATTGTCGGTGGAGAAAGTTATACACCTGCCTACACAACAGGTGTTCTTACCTCTCTTAATCTTCCTGCAATGCCTTTCTTAAAGAAGATTGATATACAACACACCAAGGTGCTTAGCGTGCGAGCAGAAAACTGTCCACGTTTAAAGACATTCCTTGCCAAGGGTAGTACGTTAAGAGCATTCACTCCTGCAGAGGCTTGTCCTTTGGAAGTAGCACAGTTCCCAGCAAGCATGACAGACATTGTGTTTGTAGGTTTGACAAAAGCCACTTATCCTAATGGAGGTTTGACATACGAAGGCTTGAGTAATGTTAGTAGCGTACGCATACGTAGATGTCCGAATATAGACCCAGTAAGAATATTGGAAGATACAGTTGCCGCTGGTGCTACTATTAGTTCCATTTCAATAAAGGATGTTGAGTGCTCAAAGAAAGATACCGTACTGTCTGCAATGAAAGAAATGGGTACACGTGGTATTAACTCGGAACACACGAATATCTGCGATGGTTTAAGTGGTACATGGGTACTCACGAAGTATATTGAAGATAGTAAGCTTGCTGCTTTGAAAGAGTATTACCCGAACTTGACAATACATCAGTCGCAATACTCACTGATAGTCTTTGATGATACTATTGATGATCCTGCTAATATTAGCAACCTTGACAATGAGACAGGTCAGATGTTCTCTAATGACTTTGTACCAAGTGCGCACGTAGCTAAGATTAGACAGCAGCTTATACCTGTTAAGGGAAAGCTCAACACAGAAAGAAATGTGTGGGAGGGCGTTAAGGTTTCAGAAACGAATTATCATAACCTTGCCAATGGGGTTGAATTTGACTATACCGATAAGGCTGCCGACGGCTTTGACGTGATGATGCGTTGTCCTGCAATGTGGTATAAAGGTATCAATGACTTCAAGAACCAGAAGAAATATATCGCATGGAGTAGCCTGGCTACTGAGCCATTATCTACTGCTAAGCGTGTCACACGAAAGAAGCTGAAAGATATAATACTAAAGGCTAATACAGGTGTGATGTCTGAAAAAATCAGATTAAACGAAAGTACGTTGGATAGTGCTGGTGTTCTTGCAGAGGTGTCAAATGTAGATGTATACAAGATTGATGTTGCAGGAATGAAGCAAGTTAGATGGCCAGGTATGAATAATGCAACTGTAGGCGCATGCTTCCTAAATGCAGCTGGCACTATCATATCGAAGTACAATCTTGCAATAGGCAATACCGCCTTTGACTTCATCGATGGTGACTATGTCTTTATAGATGTGCCACAAGGGGCTAAAGAGTTTGTATTCTCATCAAGTAATGTAAACTCTGAATTAGAGGCTATTGCAGTAGACAGTACAGAGATAGAAGCCATTGAACCTGATTGGGTACACAATGAACCATGGCTATTGGGTGTTTATCAAGTATCAGTAGATAGTCTACTTAGAATGCGTTCTGTATCTGGAGCAACAGTACAGAGAGGTAGTAATAATAATCGTACATCTTCTGAATGGCTATACGACGAGGAGGGTTATGCAACTAACACACCTGTACGCAAGATGGAGTTTACCTATAAGGATTTTCAAAACCTTGCACACCGCAGAGGTAATGGCTATCAGATGATAGACTATGATATGTCTAAGATGATGGCTGTTCTCTGGTTCTCATTGTCAGGCACACGTGATTCACAGTTGGTTTGTGGTTACGGCAATGGCAGTAGTGATGTTACAGGCTATCGTGATGATATTGGAAACTCTGACAGTAGACGTGAAGATAGCAGAGGAACAAAGTGCTTAGGTCTTGAGAGTTTCTTTGGTGTCTATTACGAGTGGGAAGACAACGTTGCCGTGAATATACCCTCTTATCGTCAGTATATGAAAGACAAGACTGTAGAGGTTAACACTTATCCAACAGACGCTATATGGCACATTTACGACCCTGTCAGCAAGACAGAACGCCTTGTACAAGGGACTAAAGATAGCGGTTACTGTATTGCACGTGTAAGACATGGACGCTATTGTGACATCATTGCTTCAAGAGTAAGCTCTGATAATAGTAGATGGGCATCTAACTACGCAGATGGACAACAGTATAATCATTCAAAAAGCCGTGTTGTCGGGCGTTCGAGTAACGGTGCGCATGCGTATGGCGGTCTCGTCTTTGCGGATGTACTTAACGCATCATCGCTGTCGAGCTCGATCGTCGGTTCTCGGCTTGCCTTCCGTGGAAAAGTTGAGATAAACGAATAAAGCGTAAAAGCGCAAAGCGTCGGTGGGCGAAAATCCGCCACGCTTTGCTCTTGAATTAAAAGGTTCAAATATAAACTCACTTAAAACACACATCTATGAATACAGACTTTTTTAAGGTATACGGAGTCAAGGAACGTAACGACAGTTTGTTACGTCTATCCGATGACCACTACGTGTTATTCTATGGCTTTGACAAAGACAAGGACAGCGACGAAAGCGGTTACTGCTGGCGTAAGGACTATGGGTATAAGCCAACAGAAGAAGAATTAAAGGGCGATATAGCCACACATGTCAACAAGCTAATTGATGAAAAGATACTTGCAGGGTTTACCTATGAGGGTAATATTGTATATCTATCATCAGAGAATCAGTTTAATTACAAAGCTGCATTTGACTTGTGTATGCTTACAGATGGAAGCAACCTACCTGTAACTTTCAAGTTTGGACAGGAGAACGACCCTAAGTATCGTCAGTTTAATACAAAGGATGAGCTGAAAGATTTTTATTTATCTGCCATTTCGTTTGTAACTAATACGCTTGCAGAGGGGTGGGCAGAAAAGGATATGATTTACAAAAAGGATATGCAGTCATGGTTTACTTAATCATTTTATCGGTAGTACTTTCAGTTGCAATGGCAATAGTAGCAGCAAAGAAAGCAAGGGAGTTACCAGATAGTGTGAGTAGTTTCAGCTATTACGTAGGTGATGTTTGCTTTTCATTGTGGGCAACAATGACGGCAGCAATCTTGTTATTCTCTTCTCTTCATGCCTTACCGCCTAAGCATGCTTATATTGCAGGAATGATGAGTGTAGGTTTATTGATGGTGGCTGCTTCGCCTTGTTACAGGACAGAGAACAAAGTGCTACATTATGTAGGCGGTTATCTCTTTGGATTGGCAAGTCAGATTGTAGTAGCTTTGCTTATACCATGGTTACTCATATTGTGGGTGTTGTTCCCGCTTATATTCATTCGTAAGAGCTGGAAAGAGAATGCTACATTTATTGCAGAAGGGATATGTTACATCACTTTAGTAGGCAGCCTCATCCTATCTTTACTATCGTAATTACAAACATAAACCTTTCAATCGTTTTTCCTATATTATTTTTGTAGAAATTTATTGTAAAAACAAGATGAAGAAAGTAATTAAATGGCTTAAAGAAAGTAACAGGTACAAACACCTTATAGGTGGTGTACTCATCGGTGCTGGTGCTAATAGCTTATATTGTGCAGCGTATGCAGGTATAGGAGTAGCAACCGCACTTGAACTTAAGGATAGAATGTGGGGCGGAAAGGCAGACATCATCGATTGGGGACTAACAGTCGGTGGTGTGGCTATAGGCTTCGGAGTAAGAACGTTAGTAAATTTAGTTATATTATGAATTACCTTGAACAGTTTAAATACGTTATGTGTAGTATCATTAGCGGTATGCTAAGTCTTTTTTTTCCTATCCGTGATTTCATGTATGCAATGTTGATAGTCTTCACACTGAATTACATCTTTGGAGTAGTAGCAGGACTTAAACATGGCGAACGGTGGAATCTAAAGAAATCAATGGTTTTCTTCTATCATTGCGCATTGTTCTTTGTCATGACCGCTTCAATATTCATTACTGGTTATTTTCTCCATGCAGGCGAAGAAACTTTAGGTGTGGTCAAGGCGTTATGTGGTGTAGCGATTTGGTTCTACTCAACCAATATCGTTCGTAACTGGAGAATGATGCTCATTGAAAACACTACCATGTGGAAGGTGGCAGGTTTCGTTTACTATGTTCTCACTTTGAAAGTGGTTGACAAAGTTCCATTTCTTGGCGAGTATCTTAAAACAGCTCACGTCGATATTAACGACAATAAAGCCAAATTTGATTAACGTAATATGAGAAATATTAATTACATTGCAGTTCACTGCACCGCAAGCCATCAGTCTATGACGATTGAGGGCTTAAAACAGGAGTTTAAGCGTAAAGGGTGGGTTAATCCAGGTTATCATTATGTGGTGTCGCCAGACGGTAAGATTACACAGCTTCTTGATGAAGACAAGGTAAGCAATGGCGTTAAGGGCTTCAATTCAGTATCTATCAATGTCGCTTATATTGGTGGAATTGATACTAATGGCAAACCCACTGATAACCGCACAGACGCACAGAAAGCAAGCCTGCGCTCGCTACTAAAGATGTTACATAAGAAGTACCCTACAGCGGTTATTCAAGGGCATCGTGACTTTTCGCCCGACTTGAATAAAGATGGCAAGATAACGCCTAACGAGTGGATGAAAGCTTGTCCGTGTTTTAATGTGAAAGAAGAATATTCAAATTTGTAGTCATGAAGAATAGGAATATTTTTACAATAATACTTATGATTAGCGCAATAGTTATTCTTTGCTATGCGCTAATCTATAAGCCTATAAAATCATCTACTCCCACTTACGATGTGGTAAGGGATACGGTTATCTATAACGACACAATACCTTATTATAAGCCTATTCCTAAGGATAGTCTTATTGTAAGGTACAGAACGGATATCTTACCTGTTGCAAACAAAGTTTCTAAAGGGTTTGATAACAACGATAGTCTTTTGTCTCAATCTGTAGAACAAGTAGGGAGTGACAGCGCAGCGGTTGTTATTCCTATTACTCAGAAGGTGTACGAAGATAGTACCTATAAAGCGTGGGTAAGTGGATATGAGCCTCAACTTGATAGTATATTTGTTTATCAGAAGACGCAAGTAATCAATAACTATATACGAGAAAAACCCAAACGTTGGGGTATAGGCTTGCAAATTGGTTATGGGTGTAATGGCAAAGACTTGCATCCTTATATAGGAATAGGAGTTAATTATAACATATTCAGATGGTAGAAGTATGAAGACGGTTGTTTTTAAAGTTGGCAAAAACGAAGTTTATCAAGAAGTCGCAAAGACCACTTCATATACAGGTACAAAGATGGATAATGACGAAGATGCGTACGATCGTATCTTTACAACTGATGAGGACAGGACGATGCTCGAACGCTTCTGGAATGAGAGTAAGAATATGATTGCTGGTAGTCTAAAAAAGCTACTAAGTTCTGAGCGTGAAGAGAATGATGAATACATATTAGAACTTGAGGTTTCCAATTCCTTTGATGACAACCTTAAGGAAAGTATGCAGCGTAGTTTGTTTAGCTTCTTTGTTATGAATATAACAAGTAAGTGGTATATATTCACAAATAAGAATGAAGCAGAAGGTTATGCAACATCAGCGGCTACAGATATGGAAGATGTTATGCGTAAAGCCTATTACAAAAAGAAACCAGTACGTCCAACATACGATTAATAACATTAAAAATAAACTATATGGCAGAAAACAAGAAAGACCTAACGGTCACCGAAGAAGTTAGAGAGCTTATATATGATGTTCAAAACAAAGCTTATCTGACAGGACAAGCAAGAGAAGCAGAAGGGAAGAAACCATATCAGGCAGCATCTAATATGCAAGCAAGTGATGATGATGAGAACAGTTATCAGATACGACGTTCCCTTGCGAATGCTTTTTCTTCTCTCAAGAGTCTTTTAGGGGAATATCTCTACGAAGATAGAAGTACGAGTAATAATCGTATGATTAGCGAAATTGATAATAACGGGCAATTGACTTTAGTTTTTAAGTTACCTTCAAATTACAATAACGCTTCTGCGGATAGCCTTGGTAATGGTATACATTCTTATTTAGTTGATATGACACTTGCCGATTGGTTTGCTATTACTAACAAAGAAGATGCAGAGGTGTATGCAGGGCATTCAACAGTTAGCCTTGAGAATGTAAAGCGTGCGCTATATAAGCGGAGTCGACCAACACGCCCAACCTATTAAGTAAAAATGCTTATGAATTGTTGTAAACAGTATGAATCAGAACAGCAAAAAAAGGTTGTAACGCTGACTTTTAAACGCAAGGAAATGCTATATGACGCCAGCAACTATTCTTTTGTTGAGGCTGATATTATGCCACAAGATACAGAACACGCCAAACATCAAGTGTTTGACATTGTTCAAGACGGCAATATAGATCGTGTTACTCGCATTCTTAACTTAGCTCATGCAGAATGCGTGGAATTACTATACCCATACGCAAAAGAAGAATTACCCGACACAGAAGAAGTGCTTGATGATGTCTTGCAAGAGCCAGATACATACACTATTAAACTTACGCTCCCTCAAAACTTTTCTATGACAACCGTTAAGATGTTGGAAGAGTACATACATGAGTTTCTTGTGTGTAGCGTCCTGTCAGATTGGTTGAGCATAACATTTCCACAAAGCGCAGAGCGTTGGGAAAGCAAATTGAGAGATACAAAAATAAAAATACGCACATCTCTTATGTCGAGAATGGGTAAGGTAAGGAGGAAGTTAAAACCATGGTAATAAACAAGGGCAGCGCTACATCACGTAGAACTGCCCTTTTCGTTAAAATCAATCTTAACCTATAAACTAAAAACCTAAACTATCTCGGCTGGTTGGTTAATCGCGGTGTGAATTGCACCGAGCAACCAGTAATTCCTTCATTATTTGAAAGATTAGCAAGTAGCACTATACGAATGTATTTATAAGGTGTTCCCCTAAATCCACGTAAGTAATGGTCTATAGATGACCATACTGGAACCCAGTTATACAAATCGTTAGAAGCATAGAGAATAGACTTGACATGTCCTTTCTTAAATACGCCACGCTGTATGATGGTATCAACAGACTTATGAATGTCATAAGCATCAAGTTTTATTGGGCGTGACACAACAATACTTTTATAAACCTCGTCGGTCTCATCAGAGAAATTAACAAGACTGCCATCATTAAGTACAGCAAGTGCATCAGGGTAGGAGTTTACATTGTCAGCAATATTGGATTGCATCATTCCCCACTGCTTTGACTTTAGTGAGAAAATATAAGCATAGTTACAATTATATTCTTTGCTGGTGTTGTAAGCGATGATTCGTTGATGCTCATAGTCATATATCATTCGACAATCACGAACAAAATCCATAAAAGGTAGTATCTTAAGAGAACCTTTTGATAAGGATGCATATTCTAATATTTTATCTATCTTAGGTAGCAATGTTATTGGTACAGAGTTCTTTCCGTTGAGAACGTCAGAGATGCACATTGCTTGTGAGCCTTGCAAGAGCATGATACCTCTATCAGTTGTAAATAGCACAGCAGAATCAATCTGCGTGATACTTTTTGATGACAAACACACGTCACGTGTGATAGGTTGTTTGGCAGAATAGCCACCAGTAGAGTTTACCTCCAATGCCCATACGCCCTCATCTGTGAAAGCATATAGTGGGAACTGCCCGAACTGACCCTGTGAAAGAGCCTTTGCAGCAGTCGATATACCCAATATCTTACCTGTCCCAACAGTGTTTATGCTTGTAACAGGGAAGTAGAAAGGGTTGTTTACTTCGGAAGTGTATATCTTATTAGGAATTTCAATCGTCCGTTCTTCTTCGCTGGAAATAGTTGGTGAGTTATATATTTGTTTTTCTAAATTATTCCAACCACCATAGTAGAAAGCCCCATTAAGAAAGGCATGCCGTTCAAGTGGTACTTCGTAGAAGCTTCCAGAGTAACTTCCTATTGAAACAATTGCTTTGTAAGCATTCCCATTTGGATAGTAAAGGAATAGAACTGGATTCTCATAACCAAATACCCCAGCTTCACCATGCACGATTACATCTTTTCCTTCCTGTTTGATAAAAACATAAACAGATATATTGATTTTCA